AGCCAGTGGCGCCGTGTTACGCGCGGGTAGCGCTCTGCCAGCTCAGTCAGCACCTGGATCACCGGGATACTTACAGCTGCACTTGAAGTCTTGAAAGTTCTGTTAGACAAGCCACTGCCAGAACACCTGATTAAACGCCTCACGCTGGAGAAAGGTGATGACAAAGCCTGTCGCACCAAGGATTTGATAGACTCGGAAGAGATGCGGCAATATTGCAGCGCGTTAACGTTAGTATTGCTGAATCAGCAGGCCCCGGCAGACTTGCAAAAACATATCACGGGCTTGTTATTCCAGATGGTTAACATCATGGCTGATGACTTAACCGCGCCGCGCTTTTTGCGAACAGAGTCGGGGCTGGTGATGATTGAGAGCAAATTTACACATATCGTTCACTGATTTTGGACCCTTCCCTTCTTCCGCAGGGAAGAAGGGAATTCGCATGCAAAATTTAAAATATCACTGTTGACTCACTCTCAGTGCCAAAATGCTTTTTAACCCTGAGTTTTCTTCTGCCGAAAATACCGCCACGATTCATCTCCATTCACTGGACATATATTTTGTCGTGCTGACACTCCTGGAATCTTTTCATTCCCGTACAGTTATTGCCACTGTCCCCAAGGGTCCGCGCGCCCTACCCGCCGTACAGTTATTAACAGAACTCCCAGAGGGCGCTGTCGCCCCCTTAAACGTCAACGGCGCGCTGGCCTTCAGCCTCATCTCCCAGCCATCCCATCCAATCCGCATCCATAAAAAAACCCGCTTTCGCGGGTTGGGCTTACAGCAGCTGCGGTGATGGATTATTGCTGCCTTTTGCCATCATCGGCACCGTATTGATCTGCGCCGGTTCGACGATAATCCCGGACACGCTCTCCAGGGTTTTAAAGGTACAACTGCAGTTAATGTTCTGGCACTGGTGATAACGTTCTTTCGTCTCTTTCGAAACGTAGCGACTGCTTTTCGTATGGGCGGCGGTCTGACATTTTGGGCAATGCATCATGGTGGTTCTCCTCTCTGGCATACAACAACATTAGCCAAAGACTAAACAAAAAGCAACTTAAATTAGACTTAATCTAACCCGCCTGTTTTTCTACTAAGACGTAATCCACGTTTTCAACCATCAGCTCCAGGTTCAACAAGGTGGTAAATCCACTTTTATCGATGGTATGCACGATATTGGTAATCAGCCATTTTTGATTATCGATGACCGATTTAAAGCCCTGGGCTTTGACCGGCGTTTCAGGAATCAGCTTTGCAGCGCCCAGTGCCAGTAGGATCTTCAACGTAGCCCGGTTACGTTGCAGATCCTGCCACTTCGCTTTAGCCGCCTCCTCTGCTTCCTCCTGGCTACTGAAATGCGTATTCAGTACGAACAGCTTCTTATTGCTGCCAAAAACATAGGTTTTTCCCGGGTCTTGTTGCCCTATAGTTGGGATATTTTTGGCCGCCGGATGGACAGGGTTCAGCGTCGGTGTTGCTGGCGGTATCGTGTTGACGGTTATCCCTTTCTGCTGCGCCTTTTTCTGATCGTACCATTTTGCTTCAACGCCACTGTAATCGTCGCGCTTAAACAATTTGTACTCATACTTATCGCCATCCTGTCGGTTCAGATTCAGGAGTGGAATCGGCTTTCCGCTCACGGTCACGCCCTGCCCGGGGGGAAAGAACAGTAGCGTCTTATCTTTTATTGCCGCCACCGCGCCAACCAGCATAGCCAGCCGGGTAATGAACGTGCCGTCCGTTTCCTGCGTCTGATCGATATGCTTAATCTTTTTTTTGGCTATCTCCGGCCGCACGTCGGAGGTAAGTCCGTTACGTTTCGCGATTTTGTCCACAACCTCACCAACCGTCATGTCTGGATATGAATCAGTGATTTTAACATCGAGCGAGCCGCTAAAATCGGCGCTTCGGGCGACAACCGTTATCGTGTCCGGCGCGCCCTGGTAGGTGACCTGATCAATGATGTAGGAGCCCTTATCTGCAAGCGGCTGCCCCTTCCAGCCTATCTCTAAGACCACTTTTGCGCCAAAGGGCGGCATGACCAACTGGCCGTCACTGTCGTCGAGCACCAGGTCCAGCTGATCGACCTCCAGGCCGCGGTTGTCCGTCAACTTCAGAGAAATCAGCCGTGGGCGAATATCTTCCGTTTTATCCTTCGTCTCAATTTTGATAGTAAAGTCCGGCGTAGGCGCAACGCGCAGGGGCACCGGAATCGGGACGATATCGCTCATCTCAGCGCCCTCCATTCAGCGCAGAAGTGGCGCTATTGATGACAGAGCCGACCCGTTGCGCTGCGTCGCTGACCCGGTTTTGCAGTTCTTCCGCCTGCCTTTTTAAGTCCCCGAAAATACTGGTTAGTGAATCGTCTACCCGCATCAGGTTGAGGGTAAAGCCTATCTTGCGCGCGCTGCCGTCGCTGTAGAACTCCGTATGCGTGGCCGAGAAATCCGTCACAACAAACATGCCGTAAATAATGCCATTGCCGCCAATCAGCGGCCACGCCAGCCCTTCATCGGCCATGGCCTTCAGCGCCAGCAGCGTGACATTGCCGCCGGTGATTTCAGGCCGGAGCTCGCCAGACAGCTTGATTTTATCGTCGCCGCCGCCCAAAAACTGGGTCGTCTCACGACGCCCCACGCGGCTGTTTTTCGCCCAGCGATAGGTAATGTCATGCTGTAAATTGTCGAAGGGAAGGGTTTGCCGTACAAACGGCATCATGCCTAATATCATCATCATGGTTAATTAATCCAGACTAAACATGGAGTTATAGCTATGGTCAGACGTGGACCATGGCGATGCAGTGGAATACTGCGCAACGGCCTGTCCAATCGCCTGAGGCTCACCTGTCGCATAGATATTGTTGGTGACCGTGTGCTGACGGTTATCCACGTTTGAATTGTTAACCGAGGGCAAAGGCTGATTGAGCGTGCTGTTCAGGCTGGCACGCGATGCAGCCGGACGGGCATCCGCGTTATCCTCATCCTCTTCATCCTGCTCACGCATTTTGGGCGGAGGCAGCTTGTCTTTCACCTTGTCAGATTTCTCATCGATGATGCCAAGCTTGCCGAGTACCCAGTCAATGCCGCCCCGCAGCTGATTCAGGGCTTCACCGGGTAATTTGAGTGCCGTCGCCAGCATATTGCCGAAGCGCTGTCCCATCTCACCTGCCGAGGCCAGTTCCTGCTGAGAAAACTTCACGGGTTCCAGCAGCTTTGAGAACCAGGCCCCCAGCTCGGACACTTTATTGCTGAACCACTCAAATACCGGCTTCAGCGGCGCGAACGCGTCGCTTATCGGCCCCATCGCCGCACTGAAGCCCTGAGCGATGCCGCTGATAAAGGCGCTAATCGGTTCCCAGTACTGATAAACCAGCATGGCCCCCGCCGCGATAGCGGCACCAAGCACCACCACCGGCAGCGTGATCGCTCCCAGCGTGGCCGTAATGGCGCCGCCGATGATGGCAAATGCACCGCCCAGCAGCTCCACGCCCGCCATAATGGTGCTCAGCCCGCTAATGACCGGCCAGGCAATGTTCCCGACGCTGGCCAGGGAATCCACCAAGGTCAGCCCACCGGCCGCCAGCGTCAGCAGGCTGTCAGAAAGTTGAGGATTGAGATTCATGACGCCGGTCAGAACAGACTGAACGGATAAGCCGTCCTGACTGATAGCTTGCAAGTTAGTATCCACAGAGGCATCTGCTGCAGGCGGCTGGGCAGCGGGCGCCTGAGACAGCTGATCCAGCCGGCCACTGGCCGCGCCCTTCATCAATGCTGCGGCAGGTGCGGCGCCCTGTTCACCAAATATTGCCTGCAGATAAGTGGCCTGCTGGGCAGCGTCGAGCTTGTTTTTCTCAAACGCCGCCTGCACCTGGCTGAGCACCGCGAAAATGGGCTGACTGTTGCCTTGGTCGTCAGCGGTTTGCACATTCAACGCTTTAAGCGCGCTGTCTGCGCTGGCATCAGGTGCCTGAACGTGCGTTAACATCGCACTGGCGCCGGCGCCTGCCTGGCTGCCCGTTATACCGTTTTCCGCCAGCACGCCCATCATGGCCGCAGTCTGGCCAACACTCAGTCCCGCCTGTTTTGCCACCGGGCCGACACTGGCCATCGCCTTATTGAGTTCTGTGATATTGCCCGCGCCCTGCCCGTCAACGCGTCCCTTGCCGTCTTTCGCGTCACTGGGTGACAGGTAATCGATAACTTTGCGACCCTTCTCGACAAAGTCTTTGGCTTTCGAACTGGCGCTTTGTACGTTATCTGCCAGCGCCATGCCCGCACGGTAACGTTCACGGGTGCGGTTGAGTTTGTCCTGACGCTGATTTAGCAGATTCATGGACTCACCCTGCGCATTGAGGGTGGATGTCGTGCGCTCTGTTTGTTGATTCAGCTTCTGGCGCTCGCTGCTCAACCGGCGCGTGGAAATTCCCGCCTCATTCAGGGACTGGCGCTGCTCCTGTACCGACTGACGCAGTTGAAGGTTTTTTTGCTGCAGCGCGTTAGCCGACTGACGCAGCTTATCCAGCGCCTGGGTTTGTTCCGCGGTAGGGTTTTGAGTGTTTTTAAGTTGAATGGCAAGTGCCGCTGCTTCTGCCCGGGTATTTTTAAGATTTTGTTGGGTCAGCGTCAGTTCTTTGCGGGTTTCACGGAACCCTTCAATCTGCGCGGATTTGGCGTTGAGCTCGTCCAGGCGATCCTGCGTTTCCTGGATATCCGCAGACAGCTTTTCGGTTTCTTTACGTACGGCATTGAACGGGCGCGTAGCCCGATCAACCGCTTCCAGCAGCACTTGCAGCTTGAGCGTGTTACTCATCTGAGGTTACTCCACTGCGGATCATCACTCTATGCCGCCAGTCGAGTAACTCTTCCAGCGACATGGGATACATTTCTGAGGGTGGCCAGTGAAAAACGCTGGCAATATCGGCCATCAGGTCATTGACCGTCAGATCGCGGGGCCAGCTTACGCGGCCGATTTCGCTGACAAAAAACCAATCACCTTGCCGCCCAGGGCAATCAGGTCAACCGGGTCCAGTGCGTTGCACTCTGCTTTGGTCAGCGATGGCATGGTGATGCGGGGCAGCACCATCAACAGGGCATCCACATCGGACGAGGCCAGATCAGCCAGCCGCACACCGCGCAGCGCGCCGGCGGTCGGTTTCACCAGCTCAACCTGAGCGATCACCACATCGCCACGTGAAATCGGGCTTTCCAGCACCACCAGGTTTTCTTTCAGTTCTGGCTTATCAAGCTGTTCCATTTTTTCTCCATCCCAATCAAGAGGGGCCAGCGCAGGATGCGCTGGCCGTTGTTATTACACCAGGCCGAGGTTTTTACGGCGCTGTTCCAGACGATCGACGCCGTTGACCTTCTCCACCATGTTGACGGTGTCGATTTCAATCAGCTCTTTGCCATTCCAGGTCAGTTTGAAATAGGTGTTTTTACTGGTGATTTTGGTTTCGGTGTTTTCGCCCTGTTTGGCTTCACCGAAGTCAAAGGACTGGTGCTTACCGCGTACTTCGATTTCCACGGCGATTTCTTCGCCGGTGTCATCACGCTGATAAGAACCGGTGAAACGCAGCGGTACGTTCGCCATCGCGCCCCACTGGCTTAATACCAGCTCATCCATACCGCCCAGCGTCCACTCCATATCGAGTGCCGCATCGTCCAGGCCGTTATCAATGAATGCCGCACCGTTCATACCGCCGGCGCGGTAGGTATCCAGCTTGCGTGACAGCTTCGGCAGCGTAACTGCGGTGACGATGCCCTGATAGCTGTTTGAATCGTTGAAGAGGTTCAACCCCTTGAGTTTACGTGGCAGTGCCATTTATCCGGCTCCTTAGCTGTTTACGGATGCGGCGAAGTTCGCCAGATAGGTATCGGTGATGCGCTGACGCAGGGTCAGATCTTCCAGCGGCGGCACCGGCGTGTAGTCGTAATCGATAAACAGTTTGCCCGCCTTCAGGCTCTCTTTATCGTTGGCGCTTTCGTCGTACCAGCAGTTGGCGCCCAGCAGATAACCGGCGCTGACCAGCTCACGGAACTTGGCATTGATACCGGCGATGATTTCGCGTACCAGTACTGGCGTCAGCGGTTTGTCGTTGGCCCACATGTGCGCTTCCGCCATGGTATCGGCCAGCACCTGTGCTGAACGGGTGTAGTTTTCAAAGGCAAAAAGTGGATCGTCACTGCAGGTGCGGTTGCCCCAGAAACGGAAACCGTCCTTGCGAATCAGCGTGGTAACACATTTTTCGTTCAGCAGATCGGCATCGGTGCCGGTCTGTTGCAGATCCCAGAAAACATCTGCAGAGATACCCGTCACGCCATTGACGCCCACGTTAGACAGGGTTTTATGCCAGCCGGTGTCGTTGTCAATTTTGGCGCGCAGGCCCAGCGCACGTGCGGTGGCATAAGCCATTTCAGATTTATTGGTTGCCGTGTTCCAGGCAATAAAATCTGGCCAGATCACCATCAGCTCGCGCTGGCTGAAGTTTTCGCGGTACTTCATGGCGTCAGAAATGGTTTTGCTGTTCCAGGCAGAGACGTAGGCAAAGCCACGCAGCTGCTGGGCAATGCTGGCCAGCGCTGTCGCCACTTCCAGCGAATCCAGACCCGGCACGCCAAGAATGCGCGGTTTAACACCCAGCTGCGTTTGCGCGCTGAGCAGCGCCTTCATGCCGGTGTATTTACCGTTCGCATCCGTCGAGCCAATCAGGTTAGAGGTGGTTTCAGCCTGGCTCGCGCCTTCTGCTACGCGAACCACGACGGTTACCGGCTTCGCCTGGTCAGCAATCGCCTGCAGCGCGGCTGCTAACGTGCCTTTGGTGCCGGCTTTACCGATAGCTGCCTGCACGTTGGTCAGCAGAACAGGTGTGTTAAGAGGAAATGCCGTTGCATCAGCATCTTCTGCGGTGCAGATCATGCCAACAATGGCGGTTGAAACTGTTGAAATGGTGCGTGTACCGTCATTGACTTCGACGACGCGGACACCGTGATGAAAATCAGACATCTGTAGCACTCCGTGTTGTGGGTGTGCTCAGAGTGTCAGGTCAGTGGGAAGGATGCATGCGATTGCGGTTTGCTGGCATATGACTAAACAGCACTTGAACTAATCGCAATTATTGTGAAGGATTCTCAGCGCCAGACAGCGCACGAAAAAAAATAACCCATTGTAAATATTAAACTTAATGACTCAACGATTCTTTTTAACAGAAGTTTTTATGAGGTTCGCTTTTCATGATATATCCAAGCGTATGAACAGGGGCACAGGGGAAATAAAGAACAGGATTTGACGTTACTGCAAATGGCTCAGCTGGGGCCAAAACTTAAGGTCTGGGAAGTGATGAGTGAAACCGTTAATTGTAATGAAGTGATACGCCGCGCGATAAATTCATCCGTTAATGACTGATGAAGGATATCGCCGCAGCGTAGTAGATGCAGAGCGAAGAATGTCATCCTGCTCAACCAGCTCTCAAATTTCCAGCATGCTACTCTGGTGCTTGAGGCCAGTCGGGTTTGGCTGTATCCACACGGTTAAGCATTACCCGATATTTTTTCCAGGAAAGTAAACGGGCTTTTTCTTCATCAGTGGCCATCTCTAAGTCTGCGGCATCCTGAAGCGGCGCAACGACTTTAGATGCTGCGACAAGTCGCTTAGCTTTTTCAGCTTCTGCAAAAGCCGTCAGCTCTTGCTCCGTATAAATCCGCTCTACAATGCCCTTACCGTCAAACACCCAACCACCGGTATTATCGGCAAGACGGTTTTGCTCCGTATTTTCAATCTCCGTTACGCTAAGCCCATCAGGAAATAAAGAGGATACATCGGTAAAATTGTTCGCAATAGCCGCGACAATCCCTTTTTCACGATACGCAATTTTGATAGTGTCTGGCGAAAACAATTTCTGACTTTCATACCATTCATTACCGTCTTCATCGAACAAAAACCATGCACCGCCCTGTGCCAGCGCTTTCTGCTGTTCGGTTCTGGGTTCACCACGTTTAAAGTTTTTAAGATTCATCATTATGAGCGTCCCACCGTTATCCATTGACCACTTCTGTAATACTGGATATAGCTCCAGAAAAGCCCTTCTGCGGAATAATCAGCATCACCATTGGTAAAACCGGTTAATACGGTATTCGCATTGCGATAATCCGTGATGCCGTTAGCTCCGACCTGGTGCTCTGCTGTTAAGCGTATATCCGTCACTCTGTTAGCCTGAGCATCACTTGCCGCATTCCGTATCGCAGCGAGTTGTGAATTGAGCCAGTCGCTTAGCCAACCGCCCCAAGCGCTTCCATATAAATTACCGTCCGTTTGAAAGCACGCATCCTGGGCGTATAAATTACCTTCTATACGTGTATTGGCACCCAAATACAGCCGCCCATCATTTGCATTGATGCGCAACGGTCGGGAGTTATCCCATAAGCCATCAGGATCGCCATTTACCGTTTTCAAAATATAAAAATCGTTGCCATCAAAGCGGAGAAAAAACGCCTTATTATCGGTACGAATACGATAGCTATTTAGACTTGTCGTACTAAGCTCACCTGTCATAGTTCCCCCGGCGACAGGAACTGCGTCAATATCTCTGGCAGTAGGTTTATTATTTGTATGATATAACTCATACCAGTCATTCCAGGTCTGATTGTCGCCGTTCATTGTACGGACTTTAAAGTGATTACCATTTGCGTAACTGGCAGCAAGCTGGACGCGATAATTCCCTGTATGTCCTGAGAAGTCCAACAAAGATGCCTCGAAACCCGGCGAGTTTTTAGCTGAGGAATAGACAAAACTGACAGCATTAGCTGATAGATCGTTAGTGTCTTTGTAAGCGCTGTCGCCTTCTCCACGAGCGTAAACAGTCCGTACCGCAATCGCCCCACCGTTAACCAGTGCACGTCCAGCAGTAACATCATCTTTTGAAGTCTGGATCTCACTCAAGGCCGCACTGCCTAATTCAAGATTTTTTCGGGCTTCAGCCATCAATCCAGCATTTTTAATCTCCGCTAATGCATTAGCCGTTTGTAGATACTGAGGGTGAGGATTGGCTGCCTCGACGTGTTTTTTCATCACGTCGTCGGTATAGCCTTTTACCTCAATCGTTTTATCATCCACATACTGCCGCGTGGCCAGCACAACCGAAGGGTCGATCTTTAGCGTAACGGAACTGGGACTATTTACGATCAGAATCATGCGCACGGTCTGAGTACGACCGCTGCCTTCCTGCAGCTTTGGCTTGTAAGTTTCCGCGCAGTTCGCGACGGCAACCATCGTGCCGTCGTCGTCATACAGGGCAATCTCGCGGATCCAGAAGCCACCCTCGTCCTCTGGAATAATCTGTTCAGCAATAATATGGTTGCTGTTAGCGGTATCAGTTTTCAGCGTATTCAGTGCGGCACGGCGCTTTTCGCTAATCAGTTTGGTCTGCGCGGGGTCCGGTGTTGGCAGGCTGCCTCCACCATCGCCCAAAGCCATTTCGGTAATCTTCAATTGGGTACCCTGGGCTGCGGCATTGGCCAGCTTTGCCGCGCCCTGATTGGTCAGTAGGGCAAAATATTTCGTTGTCATGCTCTCACTTCCGTCAGATCATTAAGATGGACCGCTGCACGGTGTAACCTGAACCGCCTGCGGTGTTGATTAAGGTATAAAGGGATAAACGGTTAATTCGTCACCGCTATAGCTGGCGACAGTCACAGGTAAAGAACCCGTTGAATCAAGATTGATAGACAATCCAATCAAATGTCGGCTAACCGGTTTTGCATCAGCAATTAACCGCTCCAGCTCGTTGTACATTGCCTCATCAATCCCGGCTTCCTGCACGCCAACATCGATGCGAAAGGTGCCCGGAACCCCATCGTTTTGCCACCATTCGGTGAAACGGATCAGGTAGCCAATCGGCTCCACCACACGACGCAGAGAGCCAATCGTGCCTTTGTGTTTATGGATATATTCCGATGCAGCAACCACGCTGCGTTTCGTGCTTTCGCTCCAGCCCGAATCCCAACGATCCACCGACCAGGCCCAGGCCAGATAGGGCAGTAGCTCCACCGGACAGGTCTGCGAATTCCATAACTGGCGCAAAGGAACAGGAATG